ATGACCAAACTTGGCGCTATGGGGGCAGTCTTATAGCTTCAAGTGTAGCCACAACCACCACTTATTCGGCAGGCGGTTTTACATACCAGCGGGGCGCTCAACACAGCACTTCTACTGATACTACCTACAATATAACGACCACAAATTACCGGATTAAGAGGCTCGCCAGAACCATTGGCACTTCTCGCACCACTACGTTCGGAACCTCTCGCGGAACCTCTCGCACCACTACGTTCGGAACGTCTCGCGGCACCTCTCGCGGCACAAGCGCATCAACTACTACGTCGTTCAACACGTCGTTTAACACGTCGAAAGCTACTGGCACCAGCAGAGCAACCACCACGTCGTTTAACACGTCGAAAGCTACTGGCACCAGCAGAGCAACCACCACGTCGTTCAACACGTCGCGGGCCACAGGCACCAGCAGAGCAACCACTACGTCGTTTAACACGTCGCGGGCCACAGGCACTAGTCGTGCAACCACCACGTCGTTTAACACTACTCGCGCCACAGGCACTAGTCGTGCAACTACTACGTCGTTCACTACGACTTTTGACACTAACAACACCACCGCGAATGACACAGGGACAAGTAGATCGACTAACACGAATCGGGATACGTCCACGGTGGTTTACGAAAGACTTACAGCAACGGGTAATGAGACCGAAGTAGGCAGTCAAGGCGCTAACAACCGCCGTTATTGGGATGGCTCACAGTGGACGGAAGACTAATGGATGACATGACTAGAAAGCTAGAAAACACGCTTGACGTAATTATGGAGCATTTTTCAGAAACAGAAGACCGTATCTCTGAACTCGAAGAGCAGGTGGCTCAATTGGTAAAAAGACTTGAAGAAACTAGCTGAGAATGACGAACTTGGTAATTCCGCAGCGCACTTTTTTAAAAGCGGGAATGTACTGAGGAACAGAAAGAGCGACCAGCTAATCGCGACTAAGAAGCTGTTACCTGATACGTGGAGAGGTACAAAGATCGAATATGACCTTTGGTACAACTTTAGCGACGGCAAGATACATGGCTACGTTTATACGGACTTGCTGACGAAGTTCATTTACCTAAGAGCAGCAAGTATAAAACACGCATCTCAAACTATGCAGCAAGCAGCTAACAGCCAAATTAACGCAACTGGTGAGCGTCTGTTTGAGGATATTGCAGAGAACAATGAAGACAAGTACCGACTACGATCGACTGGAGAGCAACATGATTTCGTTATCTTTCTCCCAGGCACAAACATATTAGACAAGGTTACCGACTGGCCTAAAGTCGAAAGAGCAATGGCACAGGGCGCGAAAATCAAGTGTCACCCCCTTACGTCGCCAACTGTGTACCAACACTTAGTACATAAGTACGGCGCACAGAGCGTCATTGAAAAGAAGAAGAGTGGCAAAGCGATATTAGATCGCGCAGCGATTGTAGGCTGCTGTGAAAACAGCGAAATGGGCATTGTAGCCCTAGCAAAAGGCAAGAAAGTTTACTTATTCGGTAAGCGCGATGAGTGGTGTACGTACACGGCAATATACAGGGCGTTAGAAACTAAAGGCGTTCTTCGGGCAGACCGGTTGAAAGCTATTTTAAGTAGCGATAGTTCAGGGCTAATACCGTCAAGCCCAGACAGTCAGCAGGATAACGTGACTAGTTTTTTTGAACAGTACATAGGAGTTGAGCATGTCGCGCCCAGAAGTTTTAGTAGTCGAGTGCAACAAGCTGGCGTCGTTAACAGTTAATTCTGTAAAAGCGAACATGCCTGACTGGGACTACAAGGTGGTGCCCTACGATGAAGGGTTTATACCCACAGCGCTGAAGAACCTTACAAAGACAGCGTTAGTGGTAAAGAGTGGAGTCATTTTGAACGTCCGAGATGGGGATATGCCGTCTTGGGAACTGCTCGGTGAGTATGACATCTGTTTGGGCCGCGCTGGTGTGTTTAGTGATCACCCAAAACACAGCCAAGCCTACGGACTTATTGGCAGCAAGATTGGTAGAAACCATTTAGACCTGAGCGTGTTCATTATTAACCCCGCACGATGGGCTGACATACCAGCTTCGGATGCGGGGGTGCTACAAACAGCAAAACGGCTTCGCATGCCAAGGCACATGAATCATAAAAGCGATGCGCTCGTCGCGAATGTTTTGTCAGGAAAGCTGGCGATGGATTACGGAATGCTTGCCGAAAACGCTTCCATTTATAACTACGTGGATGTGTTTGAAAAAGGTTCAGCCAATGGTAACGAGATGTTTGCTTATGCTTTGGAAAAAGCGTTCCCATTTGCAGACGAGTTACCAACCGTAAAAAAGTTGGCAGAGAGAACATTAACCCGCGCTGCAAAGCTGCGCGTCGGGTTAGCAAAAACATTATTAGAGGACACAACTAATGAACATTGAGTACGAAGCAAAAATACTAGAGCTATATACGATCCCCGAACAAGACGGACGCGAAAACGTAGTCAAAAAAGTGTTGTGGCAGGTAGAGTTTTTTGACGCCGATTTCCGTCGCGCAGTGAACAGCCTGGGTCAAATAATGACACACCTGAATACTGACACTTTGTCTGATTCATTCATCGATTACAGCGGTATCACCCAGCAGCAAGTATTGCAGCTTTGCCTTGATCACGAAGGCGGGTCGGATTTCTTGGAGCATCTACAAGGCGCACACGAAGCTGACTTATCAGCGCAGTACGCTGACAGATATTTAACACTGCGCCCAACAGCAGAATTGGCTTCCAGCTAATGACCATTAAAATGGCAAAGCAGGGTGTTTTTAGCACTAACCCGATGCGGGGCCACGCGGTGCCGCAATGGGAAACAGTGCAGGAGTTTTGCGAGTGGTGGAATGCTGCGAATCGACCAATTGCACCACCAGACGAAGTTGTAAATTTAAGCGACGATGCCACCTCTTTTTGTTTGTTTAGAAGTGGTCAGTTTCAGGTTGAACTGTACCTGATACACCCTTGCCCAAACCTACCTATCCACGGACACCCAGACGTTGATGTGATAAAGATGCGCTTGGACACCTGGGCAGTAGATGGCGCAGGTCAGTTGAAACAGACCACCTACCGAGAGGCATCTGAGACTTTAGTCACAGGCGAGACTCATGGCGCGGGCGTCAATTTCAAAGGTCGTGATGTAGTGAACGGCGGTTTTGGGCTGCTCGCCTTTCAAAAATGGAAGGATGGCCTTACACCTACAACTGTAGCTGCCCGCTGGAAGGGGCCGACTGTAGGGCCAATGCAAGAGGATCTGATTCGCAGACTTACACCAGGGGCCACCGTAATGGATGGTTACGCAGACACAACCGGAGTTGAGTAATGTATTTATCAAAGAGGCATAAGCTGTTATTTGTGGCTGTTCCGCGTACTGCATCTAACAGCGTCCAACGGGCTATATTAGATTCAGACATTACAGATAGCACTGATGTGGTTTACTCACTGACAACCCCTCAAGACATTACTGCGATTAAAGCGTATCACGCTATGCCTGCGGTGCTGGTGAACACAAATGTTGTAACAGCAGATGAACTTAGCGAGTACACCGCGTTTGGTTTTATACGCGAGCCTTTTGAAAGGTGGGTGTCGGCTTTCTTTTTAGCAAGACACTCAGGCGCGTTAGATGCGTCAGTAGACCCTCTTGATCAGCTATGCAATCTTGTGAGATACGCAAGTTCGCCCCGTCCATTTTTTGCAAACGCTTCGTCATTTGCAGCAACAAACTATAAGTCGTTTTCATATAGGGATTACTTCTTTATGGGCGACACTCAGGTAGCAACGGCATATCGATGGGAGGACGTAGAGGCTGTAACAAAAAGCATTCTTGGCGACAAGTTAGGAACTCCCGTAACTGCGGCGTTCCCAAGTATACAGATGAACCCCAATGGTGTTCCCGCCGAGTTCAGAGAGCCTGTACAAGATTGGCTACCTGCTGATTGCTACACCAAAATGGTTCAGTATTTTGCTGAAGAGACAGCTTTTTTTGACGCAACGCCACGTTTTGAAGGGTAATTATTACGAAGAGAAAGCATGGCCCGAACTCCCCAACGATATGGTAAGCGGTCTAGCGGAGTGGAGTTGTACAGACAGTCGTGCAATCCCTGGGGTTAAAACACACCCTGCGTTTAACTTCATAACAACGCCACGCGTATTGAGAGACTGGGTGATTGAAAACCTGCCAGTAGAGATAGACGATCAGTGGATGGTGGCTATACAACGCCTCGATACAGGGAGCGCACCGTTTCACACCGACACTATTCGCAAGTGGTCGTATAACTGCGTTATTCATGGCGAAGACGCCGAGACGCACTTTAAAGACTGTATGGATGGGCCGGTAGTCAAGACAGTTCGATACCAAAAAAATAAATGGTATTTCCATAACGGCTCTGTACCCCACGCTGTGACTGGCTCGCCAAGTAAAAGGGCTGCTGTGACCGTGTTTAAGTTCCGGCCAGATGTAGTGGGTAACCTAGTCGAGACTCCCCGTTTGGTCGAAGCATACAAACGAGACCCGTATTTTTACTACGTTTAGTGTTTAAATTTATTAGCATAGCTAATATAATAAGTGCAAGAGGCTAATAATGGTTTATTTTAAAAGAGAAAATTTTGCAGGCATCGCACCGGCAGTCAATCCTCGGCTGTTGGCGGAGAGATTCGGGCAGATTGCAGAGAACATCGACTTTGAGTCCCAACACCTTAAATCTGTTACTGAAGATTCTGATACGTATTCGCTGCAAAATACTGCACGACGTTCTATATATTTCTACCGCGACACAAACTGGTTGGAATGGGGCGAAGAAGACGTCTCTGTAGTGCCGGGGCCTATACCGGGGGATACAACTGATCGCCTGTATTATACCGGTGACGATTACCCGCGCGTTGGTACATATGCCACTTTAGTGGCTGGCAGCAACGGTTACCCTAATACGTCGTATCGTTTAGGAGTTCCCGCGCCTTCTGCTGCCCCTACTGTCGTTATAAATAACACAGCCGATGACGACCTTACGCCCGATGACGTTAGCTATGTATATACATTGGTAACCGTTTTTGGCGAAGAGGGTCCACCTAGCTCCCCAAGCGGTGCGGTAGAAAAAGATAACGGCCAAACCGCAACGCTCACTTTAGCTACAGGCAGCTTACCTTCTGGTAACTACAATTTTGGCGCCGGTGCAAAGAAGCGTATATACCGTTCCAATACAGGTTCTACAAACACTCGGTTTCAGTTTGTAGCTGAAGTGTCATACAACGCTACTTCGTATACAGATATCACTGAGTCTGCGCTTTTGGGTGAAGTATTGCCGAGTGATACTTGGATTGGTCCGCCAGATGATGATACGAACCTGTATCCCGATGGCCCGTTGCAGGGGTTAATCCCACTCGCACAAGGCGTCATGGCGGGCTTTACAGGCAAGCGTTTTTGCTTGAGCGAACCATTTCTTCCCCATGCTTGGCCAATCCAATATCGGATTACGACTGAAGAAGACATTGTTGCTATAGCAGGCACTGCTAATGGCGTAGTTGCTCTGACAAACGGTCGGCCTTATTTTATTACTGGTACTGACCCCACTGCTATGTCGGCGATTCGAATAGATCTGGCACAAGCCTGCGTCAATTCACGAAGCGTTGTAGATATGGGCGACTACATTATCTATGCGGGGCCAGATGGCTTATGCACAGTGCAAGGCACGCAAGGTGTTGTTGCAACGCAAGGGCAAATTAGTGCTAAACAGTGGAACGATGATTTCAACCCAACCACTATTCGAGCGTTCAAGCATGAAGGCACGTACGTAGCTTTTCATGATGGTGGTGGTTGGGTATACGACCCCCGCAATCAGGACGCAAGCCTATCTACATTGACAGTTTCTGGAGATATTAGAGGCGGCTACCGGAACCCGAAAGACGGCCAGCTTTACGTTATTGTCGGCAATAAAATTCGTAAGTATCGTGGCAGCACCACACCTAAAAACCTCAAGTTCAAGACCAAAAAGTTTATAAGCGCCTCACCTATTTCTATGGGTTGGATCTCAGTCAACGCAAATGAATACCCAGTGACGGTAAAAATATATGGCGACGGGAATCTTGTTTGTCATTACACACTTAGTAAATCAGGAGCAACATATACGCACGCTTCCACTGTACCAAGCAACATAAGTGATGGTATTTTGCGCGAACCAATAATGCGTATGCCAGCAGTTGTCGCCCAAGAGTGGGAGATCCAAGTCGAGGGTACTGACATTAATGAGTTCTGTTTAGCGCAGAGCATGGACGAGGTGCGTGGTACATGACAAACCCCACCCAAGTTCCAGGCATACCAAGACCGCCTTCAACGGTAGATGCAGAAACGCGCGCCTATCTTACTGCTTTAGCAGAAGCCGTTGAGATACGCCTTGGCCGTCGAGGTGATCCTCTTGATCGAGCCATTACCTTACGAGAGCTTGTTGCTGGGGGCCTTGCAGTCAATCTCCAAGGAGACTATTTCAACGAGCTTCGTACAGGTTCAGGCAACACTATTGGCCCTGCGCCTACTCCAGCGATACAAAACCTTAGCCCTCCTGCGATTATTACTAGTCTTGCGGCATCGGGCGCGTATTCTGTTATTAATCTGAGTTGGGCCCCTATTGCTTCTGGCACTGGAGTGCTTACAGAGGTGTGGTCTCACACTAGTGATGTGCTTGGTGACGCCGTGCTGACTGCGGTTGTTAGTGGGTTCACATACACCGACCCAGTTGGAAGTGCGCAGACTCGTTACTATTGGGCCCGAGCTGTTTCTCAAGCTGACATATTTGGCCCGTTCAATGCCAGCGCGGGGACAGCAGCTACAACGGCTGCGGACGTTGACTTTCAGTTAGGCGTTTTGGCTAACGCAATTACTAGCAGCGAGTTAGCTACGTCGTTAGCGACTCCGATTGGTAACTTGCCAGCCAATACAGCTAACAGTATTTCAACGTTAGAAACTGAACAAAACGCCCAAGGCGTAACAATTACAGCTCAGGCTGGTACCATTTCAACATTAGGAACTGAACAAAACGCCCAAGGCGTAACAATTGGAGCTCAGGCTAGTACCATTTCAACGTTAGAAACTGAACAAAACGCCCAAGGCGTAACAATTGCAGCTCAGGCTGGTACCATTTCAACGTTAAATTCGACGGTAGGAGCTAACTCCACGTCGATTTCGACACAAGCCACAACCGTTAATGGTTTAAAAGCCCAGTACTCAGTAAAAATAGATAACAACGGACACATTTCGGGCTTTGGTCTAAGCAGCACGACTACGACCGCAGGGCCAACGTCTGCATTTATTGTTCGTGCTGATAGGTTCGCGGTTATTGATCCTGCTTCTACAGCTGATGGGCTAGGCACAACGACTCCAACAGCGGACAACGTACCGTTCTTCATTGACAGCGGTACGACTTACATCAAAGCGGCCGCGATAAAAGACGCGTCAATTACGTCAGCAAAGGTTGGTTCATTAAATGCTAATCAGATCTCTGCGGGCACACTGAGTGCCGACAGACTTGGTGCAGGCAGCATTGGGGTAAATAAGCTAAACCTTGTTGGTACAGGAGCACAAATTAATTTGAAGAGCGCTGCTTCGGGTGCGCGAATGGTACTTCAAGAAGACAAAATTGAAGTTTTCGACTCGTCTAACACGTTGCGCGTGAAGCTGGGGAACCTCTAATGCCTTCAGGGGTACGAGTTTGGTCGTCTTCAGGCGCACTTCGCCTTGACCCAGGCGACAAGCAGGTTATGCACTATGCATATTATTCTGGGACGTTGACTGGTGGAGGCTCTTCCACAACTACAGTGACAATCGGTGGAGGGTACGACATTACTTCTGGCGACTGGGGTATCGACATAACGCTCGTGGATTACTATTTAGAAGCTGTATCTACTTCTAATACCGTCACTTTAACAAACAAGAATCCTTCGACAGCGGGATACAGCTCTATTTTTTGGCGCATTAACGTATTTAAGTTGAATCAATAATGGCTTTTGGATTTCGTGCATACAACAGCTCTGGATTTACACAAATAGATGAGACCACTCAGGGCTATCAGGTGCTTGCGACAGGCACGGTTGCAGCGACCGATGCTTATACCCAGGGTTATGTAACTATCCCAAGTAGCTACCCCGACGATATTTTGGTGGTGGCTAGGCCGAGTAACCCAAACACGAACTTGCAGTACCGATTATTCGCTAGGTACTCCGACATAACGCTTTCTAACGGTTCGCGGCAACGGCGTTGTTACATGAATTTTGCATATGGAAGCGTTGTTCTTGCTACGCAAGCCGCTGACTACGCAATTATCCAACGCTGCAGCTTGTTTGATGACACACAGATTAGCGGGCAAACCCCCCCTAACTACGGTTTTAATGTGTATCGGTCAGATGGAACGCTGAGTTTCACCACAGAAAAACCAACTTATCGTGTGCGCGCGGCGCGACATCATGAGGTAACGGCAACTAGTTTTGGTGCTGCTACTTGGTTTACAGCGTCCAGCGTAGATGACCTTAAAAACATATATGCGTTAGCAATGAGTTACGGCGGTTTGTACAGAAGGGTGTATGGCCCCGCTGCGGACAGGCAGTACCAGGCTAAGTCGCGGCTAGGTGCTTGGAATTTTAACGCTACTCCTCCAACTTTTAGTACAGCTATTCAGAGTGTGGGCGGTGAGACGATTTCTCAGACTACGTACACCCGAGTTTGGAAAGGGCACAGGACAGAAATGGTAGGTTATGTCGTATGATTAAATTTGCTTTTGTGAATGAACATGGCGAAGTCGTAGCAACAGTACACCCTTCAGAAGACGGCGCGTTTACCGATGGTGAGCAGGTTGGCGACGATACTGTGCGCAGTTTTGACTACGCCGAAAGCGATGCGGATGTTTGTGAAAACTGGTACTGGCGAGACGGTTGGCAAAAAAATAAACCTGCGCGCCCATCAGAATATCATTACTGGGCAAACTACCAGTGGAATTTAGACGAAGTTAATTTAGCTGCTGAAGTTCGGGAGACTCGTAACAGGAAACTGTACAGATCTGACTGGACGCAAGCGGCTGATAGCCCGTTGTCCGATGCTGCGAAAGCAGAGTGGGTAACTTACAGGCAAGCACTGCGAGACGTTCCCGCAAACTACACAACAATCAATTCCCTAGATGAGGTGTCATGGCCGACTGAACCAGGAGGCTAATATGGACCCGATAACCGCAATCACAACAGCGACAGCTGCATTCAATACCGTCAAAAAGATGGTCCAAATGGGGCGAGACGTGGAAGACACGCTCGGTCAGATTGGTAAATGGTACGGAGCTATCTCTGACCTAAACGAAGCCGAACGCATCGCTAAAAACCCGCCGCTATTCAAAAAGATAGTTGCTGGAAAGAGCGTCGAACAAGAAGCGATGGACGTGTACGCGGCTAAGAAGCGCGCGCAGCAGCAAGAGAAAGAGCTGCGAGAACTGCTCATGTACTCGTACGGCCCAAATGGCTACCAAGAAATGGTCGACCTACGACGCCGAATTAAAGATCAGCGCGAGAAGACTATCTACGCCCAGGCACGGAGACGGAAGAACGCTTTTTGGATGACCTTGCAAAGCAGCTTAGTCCTGCTTTTGAGCGGGACCCTGTATCAAATATTTATGGTGCTTTACACAAACATTCAAGCAGTAAACAACGCGTAGGAGATAACCATGCATAAAGGTAAAGGCAAGCAGTGTGTTTTGAATCAGTCAGACAAGTCTAAAAAGAAGAAGGCTAAGAAGAAGGTGAAAAAGAACTATGGGTACTAAGCGCGACTACAAGAAAGAGTACAGCGAGTATCACAGTAAGGCTGACCAGAAGAAGAACCGCGCGGGCCGTAACAAGGCCCGCCGAACTGC